CATGTCGTTATAGGTATTCTGAACAGACTTTGTTATCGCGTTTCCAAGACCAGTTCCTTTACTTGTCGCATTCAAACCAGCAATTGCGCCCTCTCGGGCTAACGTGCTAGTCATATTGCCAATACCAAGACCACCTTCGGAAGACTGCGTACCAAGCAGACCAATCGCGTTTGGTTCAGAATTCAACTCCGCCCAGTTTGCACCAGTATCGTACTTGATTGAGTTTGGATAGAGCATCCAGATTCCAGATGATGTACGTTCATAATTCTTTACTCCAGACTGCAAATAATCGGAGATGGTCGATCCTTTTTGACCTACCAGTTTATTCATTAACGCACCCATTTGTGCCTGTTGCAACATGTCTTGATACGCCATGTTGCCGGGCGGTACTGGTCCGCTATCTCCACCAAGCATGGACAGATAATTAACGTTCATCGAACCGCTGTTCGACTGCTGGAATACATTCGTCACTTCATCAAAGTAAATCATCATCATATTTGTCAGAGAATCTCCTTGAGGATACTGATATATGCCGTCCAGATCGGGATTTAGGTATGGGATCGTATAGTTCGCGGGATTAATCGAACTATTATACTCAACCGTAGGAGTATTTCCCTTGCCGTCAGCAGTAGGAACAGTAACAGAAGCGTTGCTGGTCCATTTGGGTTGAAGTAGTGCCATTCCGCGAATACCTTGATAAATAGTAAGATGATTGTATGGAGTATTTATGAGTAAGTTTCTACAAGGCAAGTTCAATCCTAAGCATCCTGAAAAGTATGTCGGAGACCCTAAGAATATTCAGATTAGATCGTCATATGAACTCCGAGCAATGATGTGGTTAGATGATAATCCGGCAGTCATAAAATGGGGTAGCGAAGAATTTCATATTCCCTATGTGAAACCAACTGACGGGAAAATTCACCGGTACTTCCCAGACATTGTTTTCCAATATAAAGCAGCAGACGGTTCGATTAGAAAAGTCTTGGTGGAGATAAAGCCGGAGGTTCAGACAAGACCTCCTAAACTTGCGACAACCAAGACGGGTAAAGCGAGTAGACGGTATTTGAATGAAGCAATGACATATGCCACTAACATGGCAAAATGGGAAGCGGCTCAATCGTGGTGCAAGAAGAACGGTTTTGAGTGGATGATTTGGGATGAATACGCACTAGGAATAAAGACGAGAAAATGAGTGACAACCAACTATTTGATAGAATAAAGAAGGATCCTAACTACACCAACAGAAATTCGTGGATGTGGTTTCGTGGCAAGGTGCAGACTCTCTTGGGAGGCGGCAAGATATCGTCTATGCAAATGCTTTCCATGAGTCAAGATCAACTGACTGCGCAAATTCTACCAGGAAAAATGTACGCATTTGTTTATGACCCTAAGTACAAGGAAACGCTGCCATACTACGATAACTTTCCGTTAGTACTTCCGTTTCACATGGACGCGAAACACGTATGGGCGTTGAATCTGCATTATCTACCCTATCAACATCGTCTTATTCTCTTGAATAAATTGATGCAGTTCGCGGTGCATTACAAGGAAGGCACTACGCTAAGACCTAACCCTAACAGAAAGACGAATCAAGAGGGAAGCGTGATCAGACCTAAACCTGCTAGAACAGCCACACCAACGGTAGGACCAGAGAACGTTGCACAATTAAAATTCTCGTGGAATCTAATCAGCAACTACGCAAAGTTCCCTGAGGTACAATCTGCTGTCAAGTGTTATTTGAAAGGTCGCGTAAAGTCCAGATTCATCTTGATTCCTCCTGATGACTGGGCAATCGCAGCCATGATGCCAATGGCTAACTTCAAAAAGCAATCGGAAGCAAACGTCTGGAAAGCAACGATGGATATTATCAAGGGTAGAGAATGAGCAGTTATAACGCATTTCATAATCTGATCAACAAGTTCAATCTTGCACGAGCGAATCAGTATATGGTCTTTATTGAACCTCCCTCTGCACTTGGTGCGACCTCTGATCAACTCGACCTAACAAAACTATTTTGTGAGTCCGCATCGATTCCTCCAAAGAATATGATGACTTCTCCGGTGAGAATCGAACATGCGCATTTTGAAGTTCCATACGGTATTTCTTATGACCCAGTTATCTTGAATTTCTATCTGGACGAAAAGTTCTTGATCAGAGACTTTTTCGTGAGATGGCACGATCTAGTCTATTCTGACGGTGATCATTCTCTAGGATTTTATGATAATTACGTGGGTAACGTCACGATTGCCGCGAAGGATAAATTACAACTGGGAACAATCTCCAGCGGTAATCCTGATTCGGGTTCGAACGTGGAATCATTCAACCAAAACGATAGTAATTATAGATCAATGTTGATCCAAGCATATCCAAAAACTGTTGGATCTGTTCAGTTTTCCGCAACTGGACAAGGAGAAGTCGCAACCATGCAAGTCGAATTCGTTTATCAAGAATTGGTAGAAATGCAATGACTACACTAGAACAACAAGCACCACAGACGCTTCCGGGAATTCCCACTATCGCTGGCATCTATAACACAGAAGATCCAGAATTGACTCCTCTTACCCAGGAGCAGATTCTGAACTTAATACGTAAGCAACAAGCAGACATAAACGACACATTCAACAAAGAAAAGTGAGTATAAACATGAGCATTCCAGTTCCAGTAGTTCCAAAATATGACGTAGTTCTTCCCGTTTCCAAGAAGAAAGTACAGTATCGTCCATTTCTAGTCCGTGAGGAGAAAATTCTTCTCATGGCATCCGGCAACATTCAAGAAATGGAACTTGCTGTCAAGCAGGTCCTTGAGAATTGCACGTTCAACGCAATTGACGTTGGTTCGCTGCCGATGGCAGACGTTGAGCTACTTTTCATTAAGATTCGCGCACGTAGCATTGCCGAAACGATTGATTCTACTGTCGAATGCAACAAGTGTAAAACCAAGATTGGATACACGATTGAACTTGACAAGACCGCCGTTGTCAATAACGTCACCACAAATGACGTAAAGATCGATGATAATATCATCGTGACAATGGGATATCCTACGCTTGATATGTCAATGGGGTCCGTGGGTGAACCGTTGATCGTAACCGCTGAGTTGATCCAGATGATTACCATGGGTGAAAACGTATTCGAAGGTAGAGATTTCACGACCGATCAACGGGTTGAATGGTTGAACAATCTAACAAAACACCAACTTGATAAATTGACAGAATATCTGAATACACTTCCTAAGTTGGTGTATGATGATCATATCAAGTGCACATGCGGTAATCCCATTCATGTCCATATGGAGGGCATATCCGATTTTTTCGGACTATAGTGGACAGCCACAATGACTTAGAAAACTACATCAAGACGGTATTCAACATGCAGTATTTTCATCGTTGGTCCGTCACAGAAATCGAAAACCTAATTCCTTTTGAGTTGGACGTTTATATCGCATTACTACAGCAGCAAAAAGAAAAAGAGAAGAAGAAATGACACCCCAGCAAAATACCGTTGATGAACTGAATTTTTTAGAAGCACTCAACGAACCAAAGTTTCAGATCACGACTCCTGAGGAGATCGGGCGTCTGTTGGATATCATTTTTGACGATAGACTAAACAAGGAAATTCTTGCTATCGCCTCAATGCTTGTTTCTGCTAAGTTGGATGAATTCAAGGGATTGAAAAGGGGAAATGCTGCGGCCGCTGGCTTCATCAAAGACAAAGTGAAGGAAGCATGGAAGAAATCCGAAGAACGTTCTGGGCTACTAGGTAGATTCGTATTCGTAAAGAAGCATCCGGATCAACGATCAGAGTTTATCAAAAACGTGATTGGTAAGTACGGATTCGACCCATTAGAATTCGCTGAGGACACATTCATTCATGGTGTTATCGATGAAGATTCTGACCCAGAGACTGATGCACAACGTGACGCGGTTCTGACTAGAATTCCGTCTCCTGCTAATGATTCTGATGAAAAAGCAAAAGCGAAGGGTAAGATAGGAAGACGCAAGAGTGGTACTCCACAACCAGGCGACCCAGATTATTGTGCCAAGGATGATCACGTATGTAAGAGAAGAAGATA